GCAATGGCGCATTTAGCGCTTGCGCAAGGTCCAAACTGTGATAGGTAGGGGATAGAAACGCAAACGAAGGAACCGAGGATATGACACAAGACTTGACGCCAATTATCGCAGTAAACCCTAACAGCTACGGATTGTTTGAGGGTGAGCCAAACGACAGAGAACGCCATACGCTCAAAGTTGAATTTATCCTCGACATGGTGCCGGGTGCATTTCATCAACCAGACGATATAATTAACTGGATTATGCAAAACCCTTACGTTACCGGCGCAACCTTCACTCCAGATTGATTCAAGCAAATCAGGAAAATGGCTGGAATCAAGTCGCAAAGCCAGCAGGGAAGTAATCACATGAGCTTAGCCGACGACAACCGGGCGATGCAGTATCACAAGGACAACGGCACCCTAGCCGAGTTTATGGCGGGCACCCTCACGCTTGAGGAATGCCAGGTGCCGCCCGATCCGATGCCCCACGACCGCAGCGTCACGATGGATGCGGGAACAACGCCCGTAATTGCGTGGCTTGCCGCTAGGGGTGATTGATATGACCAACACAACCGAGGGACCGAAAATATGACCGACATCGCAATCAAAGACATTCCCGCCGCGCTGGTGAATATTCACGCCAAGCTAGTTAAGAAGCTGGGCGCGCAGCCCGCTTATGACCCAGCCTTGCGGTGCAACCATCAAGGCACCTGGTCCGTGATTCTTTACGGCGCACAAGGCAGGTGCATCAAAATCGTCACTGATCGGGATGCGTCATCTGCAATCAATCAAGCGCTAGACTTTATCGCATCAATGGTCAGCGATGACGAACCGCAAAAACTTGACTGGCAGGCGCGACTTGCAAGCCTCATTAGCGAAGGCCACGACCTCAACCTGCCCGACACTGTGCTTGCACCGCTGCGCGCGTCGTCACAAATCATGACTGAAAATCTTATTGGAGTGGCAAAATGATCGACCAGCACCACCACCGCCCCCCGCACCCGATTGACCACGACACACACAACCGCGCCTCAGATGCGCACTACGCCAGCAAGCGCCGCGGCCTTATCCGCGAATACCTTGGCGAAATGGCCGGCGGGATTGTCGTCATCGCAATCATTGTTGTCGTGCTAGTGGTGACGCCATGAGCTGCATTCAAGCAACCCAACCCATGACTGATTTACCCAAAACGATATGGGCGCGCGTAAAGCCTACGGCTGTCCTCTATGGATCCAACCGTGAAGTCGGAGAGTTGCGGGAATGGTGTGAAGGATATGCAACGCCGGAAATTGCGGAGACTTGCGGGGCGAAAGAGTTCATCCGCACTGACGTACACGCCACGGCCAAGGCGCGGATCGCTGAGCTTGAGGCGGCGCTACAGTGGGTTAAAGACGACGCTAAGAAATCAAACGACTATCCAATGTTTTACAGGGTGGACGCAGCCCTAAAGGTGAAGCCATGACCGATGCACCTGAAACGATATGGGCCAATAAGGAATTTGGCTGCGACGACTGGGACGCAGGGACGTTTTGCACGGTAGACGATGGCAGCACCTCATACACCCGCACCGACCATTCCCAAGCCCTGATAGCTGCGGCCTATGAGGCGGCGGGCAAATACCTTAATGAGCAGTCGAAGCTATACCCCGACAATGTTGCGTGGGCCGTCCGAGACGATGGGGCGGAAATTTTAGGGTTCGCCCCAGACGATGCAAATGCCGCGCTTGATAGGCTGATAGCCGATGCAGAGCGCCGAGGCATGGAGCGGGCGGCTGAGCTTGTAGAGCCAAAAACCCCCAGAAGCGACTGGACCGAATATGCGCGAATTAGCGCGGTGAAGGCCCGCCTCATTCGCGCGGCAATGGAGGACAAGCCATGAATATCCCCGGATACGACGCATGGAAATTGGCAGGACCACCTGAAGCCCCAGAGCCGTGCGTGTGCGGTTATGGCTATTGCACTTGCGACGAAGACGAAGCGAACGAAAGGGGCGATTACCTTTACGAACAAGCCCGGGACCGCAGAATGGAGGACAAGAAGCCATGAATATCCAAGCATCAATCCTAGCTGGCGCGTTTGCGCTATCGGGGTGCATGTCAGCCGCCCCGCAAGTGTCGCGCGGAGATACAAACGGCGGCAGCGTTGTGGAAGTCCGGCAGGAGATTGGCGAACTGATATTCTCGGATGAAGTGCTTTGCCTAAGTGCTGGGGTTTACTCGGCGCACACAATGCTCGTTTTGCTGGGGCCGGATCGCGTCAAGACAAAGCCGTATACTGTCTGGGGCTTCCACGGTGCTGAAAACGCCAATACTGGGCAATGGGCTGAGCGTGGCACTAGAGAACTTGCGGCAACGTATCCACCACCTCTTGCCCGTTGGTTCTGGGCAAACGCGGCGCACCTTCACGGCGATGATTTTGCCCGCGTTAATGGCGCGTGGATGATTGCCAACGGCTTTGCAGGGGAGTGTTGAAATGTGGCTAGGATATGCAATTCCCGCCGCGCTAATTTTCTGGACGCTCCTTGCTGTTTGGGCATTGGGCTAACGCAGCGACAAAAAACCATCACCTAATGACAAGGATCAAAACCATGCCCCTGCAAAAACGGACTGCAATAGTCTACCACACCTGCGCTATGTCATCGCAAGAGCGCGTGCCGCACCCCGTTTCGCTGGCCTGCGTTGAGCCTTGGATGACGCCAGACGCCAAGCCCCCGCAGACACTACATGAGCGCGTGCTAGGCGGGTTAAACGACGTGCCCCGCACCGCCAGGACCATTGCAGGCAATCTGGGCTTAGACGCGCGCGCAGTGAGTAATCTGCTAAGCGAGCTTTGCCGCAGGGGCGAGTGCATCAAAGGCAAACCGCAAAGCAACCGCGCGCATCTTTATCGCCGCGCAAATATGGAGAATTGAGAATATGGGAATTAGATCAGCAGATTTAGTAAAACCCTTCGCTTGGGGGTTTGCGATTGAAGAGATAGAGATTGGGCCGTATATTGTTCGCGCCTACCACCCGCGCAAGGAAATTGACGGCGGCACAATGTCCGATAATGACCTAAGCAAAATTCATTATCACGGCTACATTGACGGCAAGGATTGCAACGAAAGCTGGCTCACCTTAGACGCAGCTTTGGTAGGCTTGATTGTCCGCCGAAACCTTGGCGCGAATTACCGCCAAATAAACGAACATTTCATGGCAGGATTGAGCGCCTTGAGGTCAGACACGTAAATTTCACAGCAACAACTCAACCTCTTTAAACCGCCCGCGCTTGGCCGTATCAAACGAGGCCCCGTATATCCCGCTAGTGTCCACGTAACTCATTACCTCTTCGTGCTGAGTCGTGGACACTATTGACGGAAACTGTCGCCAGTGCATTCCTGCGAACGTGTCAGATTTTGAGCTGTGAAGGTGGCCCGTGTAAAAATAGTGAAAATCGCTTATTCCATACAGCGCGCGGAAAGTGTGCTTGATATTCTCAGCCATCTTTTCAGGCTTAACCCCGTGCCCATGATGCGAACAAATAAACAGCCGCCCGCGCTGGAAAATGCCATAGTGACTTTCCTGGCCGTTAATCGTCACGCGCGGATTGTTGGCGTATCTCTGCCCTAGCGCAATCAGAACAGGCTGGGGAATGTTGGGGTCGTGGTTGCCGGGGTTTGATTCATAGATAACTTCGGCGTGAGTTGTCAGCGCCATTTCGATTTGCCAAATTGCGACCTCTATCCCAAGCAACAGGTTTTCGCCGTGACTGCCTTCGACTTTCAGTTTGTGCAAGCTCCGCACTGTCACGTCTCGGTCGTCGTTAGCGTGGAGCCGGTCGCCGTTGTCTAGAATGAGTGCTGTGTCTGCTGGGGATAGACTGCCGTGCAACTCGCCGAAGCCCTCTTTGACGCGCTTCACCGCTATCTCTCGGTTGTAAGCTCGGTGCCCCTTGCCCTCGGATATAACCGCGCCAAGGTGAAAATCTGAGTTGGCGAATAAGTTAACGATATTTTCGCGGGGCCGGTTGCCGAGGATGATTTCGGGGATAGCTAGAACGCCATCAAGCAACTTCACGATGCGCTCAGCAACGGCTTCAGGCGCGGCGGGTTCGGGTGCTAGTTGTAGCGAATAGGATATGTCGCCCGCTGGTGTGGTCTTAAGCCAAGCCGTCTTTGGGACCATGCCCGTTCCCAAGGCTTTCATCGCCGCTTGAATGGCCGGATCTTGGCCCAATATCTTTGACGCGCGGGTCACGCGAGAATTGAGGGTTTCGCGGGCTAGACCTAACGCCTTTGCGGCTTTGGTGACTGTGCCGTGCGTTTCTACGGCATCAACGGCTTCTTGTGCAAGCTCAGGGGATAGGGGTGGCGTCGGCATTTGAGAGTTCTCCAGCAAGGGCCATGTAGCCCGCACCGTCGACGTAGCTGTCGTGGTGTGGTCCATTCACTAGTCGTGCAATCTTCAGCCAAGCCATGCAAAGCGCAACCTGCTCAGAAGAAACATTCGCGCCGAGAATGACTTGCCAGCCCGTCGCTATGCGCTGGAAGTTTTCAGATGGGGGGCCGTATGACGCCGCGCGGGGGCCGCAAACTAGGCTTGTCGCCTCGGCTAGGATTTCGGCGCGGTCGGGGGCGGCGCTCAAGTCAGCTCGCCTTGCGGTGCGATTTCGCGGCAAGCCGTGTTGGTCCTAGCGACTGGCACGCCCTTCGCAAGAAACGCATCAAGCGCCTCCTGCGCGCGCGGCTGCAACTGCGCTTCGCAATCGGCGAGTGATTCATATGAATTTTGGCTTTGGAAGGATGCGGGGTCAGCAACGCCAACCAGCCAGACGAACAAAATCATTTCAAACATCGTTATTCTCCCTTATTGCACCGCGTCAAATGTTGAGACCACGTTACGCGCTGCGGCAATAACGGGGCCTGGAGCGCCATTGGTGGCGACTGCTTCGGCAAGTTGGACGATGGGGCCGCGCAGTGCGTCACTTACGCCCTCGCCGCTCTGCGAAGTCCCGCAGGACGCCAAGGTCATTGTCAACATCGCCAGTGCTAAGGTCCGCTTCATCGGCCTGTTTCCTTGTGTTTTGATAATCCTTTAGCGCGTCTGTGGCGGCGTCTATGCGGCCCTCACGCTTTCCAGCGACCCACGTGACCACCAGCAGCATGACAAAGGCCCCGGCGGCGTTCAGCGCGCGGCCTAGACGTGTGGTGAGAAGCCATGTCATCGGTCGCCCCTCGCCCACCGCTTGAGACGCTCCTTAGCCATCCATGCCAAGCCTGCAATCGCCAAGACCGCGCACGCGATAACGATAATCTGAGCCGTGCCGTCTAGCTGCGACACTGCCGTGCCAGCGCTTGCGACAACGGACAACGCAACGCCGGAGCCTGCTTGCAGCGTGGTTGATTGTGCGGGGGATGTGCGAGGGGCTGATACCGTCCGCGCAAACCACGACCGCACGTCAAAGCATGGGCAAGCCTTGTTGGCGTATTCGTGATGCCCCGACAATTTCAGGTTTGGACCGTGTTCGGCTTGCAGACGTGAGACCAGCCGTCGCAGCGCCTCGCCCTGCTCTACGGTAAAGTTGTCCTCAAACGAGCCGTCTTTTTCGCCACCGTGACCGCCAAACAAGCTAATGCCGATGGTGCCCGTGTTGTGGCCTTTGACGTGTGCGCCTGTGCGCTCGACCGGTCGGCCCTCTTTCACAGTGCCGTCGCGGTCAATCAGGAAGTGGTATCCGATATCTGACCAGCCCCGCCCTTCAACATGCCACTTGCGCACCTCGGCAACCTTTTGCGCCGTGGTTTTGTCGGCCCACCAGTCCGCGCGGGTCGCAGTGCAGTGAATAATGATTTCGCTAATAGGTCTCACGTCATGCTCCTATCTGATAATCTCGGGCAGGTTCTTCCAAAGAACCCCGGCAAGTATCACGATTACACCGCCCAGGGCCGAAATGCCAGAAACAAGGTAGCGGCGTTCTTTCGCTACGTTTGCCGCAACGATCGAAGCAATGCTGGCCTCCATTTTCTTGAACTCAAGTTCAAGTTTGGCTAGGTCGGATTCTGCTGCTTGAAGCCGCCATGCTGTTTCGCCGCTTGGGGGTGGTGACATAACTGGCCTCACTTAGGTAATCGTTGAATAGCATAGGCGAGGCACAAGCAAAACGCTAGTGCAATGAAACCGGCAAGATATCCGTTGTGCAATTCCAGCGTGGATATCCAGCCGTTGAATCCGACTTCCTCAAACGAGGCCGCAATGGCAACAGGACCGAGCGCTACGAATGCCGTGTCTTCGATTGAGTCGCGCCCCTTCCAGCCTTGCGTCCACCATTCTATGACGACCGCATAGGCCGCGATTTGCAGCATGGCGACGGGCCACCGCAAAGGCATTTCGCCGAATATAGCGGACCATCCAATGCAGATTGCCGCGAAGACAGCCGCCGATGCAGTGCAGTGCGACCATTGATTCATAAAGCCGCCGTAGGGGTCATTCTCAAACTTTGACGGCGTGTTAAGTATCGCCCAGATTGCCCATAAAGCGTTCACGGCGTCAAATCCTCAACGCGGGGCTGTTCGGGTGACATGAGTAAACCCCGTTAACCGTTTTGCTTTCCCTAGCCTCGACCACGAGCGCTTCGCAGGCGTCTGCGAGGGCAGGGTTAGCGCACGTGATGTTGACGTGATAGCCGGGCACAACAACGCCGGGGGTGGCGACTTCGCCGTCTGCGTTGCGGATAGGCTCAGTTCGCCAGATAGCGCCAACCGGATGCACGTTTGTGAGGCTTGCGTCTGAGGTCCACGCCTTTGCAGCGTTCATGTCCACATAGACGCCCGCGTCTTTCGCAGCCTGAACAAGTGCAGGGTCGTCGGTCATGGTCGCAAACGTCTCCCCAGCGGCTTCGTCAGGCGCAACAAGGAAGCCCATAGCAAGGGCTGCGGCTTCGTCTGCGACACTCCAGTGCGGGGTGTATATAACGAACCTCCAAGCCAATAGCGCTGCGTCCATTGCGGGTTTGTCTGTCGCAGTGAGGTATAGTTTAAACATGCTCATGATCCACTAATAACGGCAAGCTGTGCGTTTGACCAGCCGGGGGATGCAACGGGGCTGGCGTAGGGGCCGATTGAGAAATGGCTGACGCGGATGGGGCGGGTGACGCCGTTTAGGTCGCCAAGGCGGACTGTCGTAAGTGTCGGCACAGATCCACTAGTGTCTGCAACCGCCGCCGAACCGCTGTACGAAGCCGCAAAATCATTAGCAGAATATCTTGCAGCCGCTTTGAACGAAATTCCTGAAGCAATGGCAGTGGAGCTAAGCACAGCCTGCGCTGTATCAGATGTTATGGCGTAGCGATTTACATACACGCCCGAAGCCTCGGCGGCAAAAATGCTTACGCGATCAAAATTATCCCCATCGTCAATCTGTATAAGCCTAGGGAACCCACTCCCGCCCGCCTCATAATCACAAGACCCCTCAAACACGAGCGACCCGCTGCCTTGAATAAAGCCGGGGATGCTGTCCGCGATAACGCACGACGCCTCGTCTTTGGCCCGTGCTTCTGCCGCGCCGTATGTGGGGATGACCGAGGTGGCGACGTGGTACTCCTCCATCTGCGGCATGTAGATGCGGAGGGTTATATCGATAGCGCCGGAGGACCAAGCAAACGATACAGCGGGCCTGACATAAGCGGTGGTGGCAGAGACTAATGTTTGAACGGTCGAATGCCTTTGATAAGTGGCCGACGGCGTGATTGCGTCGCCAAGGAGTGCAACCAGAAACGCGGAGGCCGAACTGTACTCGTAAGAAGCTAACTTTATGTTGTCAATGTTTGTTTCGTCTCCAGCAATGAGTTTAATTCCCATAGATTTTGCCCAAACTTCATTTTGAAGAGCAGCAATTTGACTGTTGGTGTCAGAAAACAAAGCAAAATTTCCGAATGGAGTGCCGTCAAACTGTAAGTCTATATAGCTTTCGCCGTTCTCCACACCAAAACCAGCGACGGTTATGCCAGCTGTCGGGAACCCAGTGGTTGCCCAATTGTTCGGCAAAGACCCCGCGCCAGAAACAACACCAACCGCAGCCCCCTGCATCGTGTTGTTGCGGAGGCTGTTCACGCCCGCAGGCTCGCCAAGTGTTTGGCCGTCCACGGGCAGGCGGGAGTAATCCCGGCGCAGAGCGTAGCCAGCAGCCCCACTGGTGGGGAGATAGTCGGTGCCGTCTTTGCTGTTAAGCTGCATTCCGCCGAGGTCGGAGCGGTAAGACCATGCCTTTGTAATAAAAACAGTCTCGCCCGCTGTGTTGGTGTTCGGACCAAATCTAGGGCCGTTGTTAATGGCCCCGCCAGTTGCTAAGGTGGCGGAAACTTCTAGCCTATACGCGCTGCCGCCAAGCGCTGTGTTGACAATAACCACGTCGCTCACGTTCGTGGTCGTAATAGCCGCACCCTCTCCCACATCACCGACTACTCGCAAATCTATTGTTCCGGGGGAAGTGTCTGCAAGCCGAAAGAGGATTTTGCCCGACGTGCCTGCCGCGTACTCAAAGACCCACGTATACCGTCCTAAGTCTTCAAAACCGTCTGCTGCAGATTGGGCGGCGTCTGCTGATGCACCACCGGATGTAACCTCCAAACCACTTGCGGTATCTGCAATAGTGGAGCCTCCGCTAGTGGACCACGCCGCTACTGTCGGTATGCTGTCGTGTTGGAGATTATGCAGCCCCCACTTCAGCACCCCATCCTTGTCAATCGTGGTAGCAAGGCCAAGCGCCACGCTGGTCATTAGCTCAGACAGATTGTCCGAAACCTCCGGCCCGCTCGTCAGGTATTTGTTCTTTGGCGTGTCGAGGACGAAATACGGGCGCACCCCAAATTGCGCAAACGCAGCCGTGCCCGCAAGGATGTTGCGAACCGACAAGCTAAGGCCGAGCGATAAACCCATCATGCCTTGACCTCCGTTATGGATAGGCTCGTTTTAAGAACGCCGCCGCCTATTCGTGCGCCGCTCGTTCCATTGATTGTGACAGTCGTTGATGTTGTAGGCCCAACGCGGATCTTAAAAGTCGTCTCTGACGTTGTTCCCGCCGCAATTTCAAAATCAAAGGCCATGCTTTTAAGCGCGGCATTTTGTGGGTTGTAGTCCCAGATCTGGGCCAGCGCGTTGGCTGTAGAGTCTTGGAAAAGTGCTAGAGAAACCCGCGCAGCACCGCTGGTGGAGTACTGAACGCTTCCAGCTATGCGCAAGCGATTGCCTGAAGCCGTGGGCGTGATTGCCGCCGTTATGACCTCGAAACCTTCCGAGTTCTGGGATATAGTGTCGTCAAGGGGAGACTGCGTTGTCCCTGTGCTGGCTGTGGCTGTTTCTGCATAGACCGTTTGCACGACCCCGTGCGCGTCAACATAGGCTTTTGTAGATTGCTGCGATGGAACAGACAGCGGGTCGTTAGACGCCATGTTGTCTTCGTCCAAAACCTCCGCAACGGGCGTTGTGTGCCAGTTTGTCCCGTCACAAAACACGCGCGCCCAGCCGTTAACAACTAAAGTTGCCGCGCCGTCTATTGTTTCGCTGCCCGCTGGGTCAATCGTGACTACAACTCCGCCAACAGATTTTGCATAGAACGTAAACCCGTCTCCGAGCGTAGCTGCCTCAGTCAGCGCCAGCGTTAGCGCGTTGGTGCATCGGATTAACTTTGTCTTATCCGCCGCGACAACGGTATAGCCCGCCGTTTTGGTTATAACCTCGAAATTCACCGATGCGTTCGCGTCAACTCGCTCAATCGCAGATTGCACGTTATCCTCGGGGATAGAAGTCGTCGGCGCAAACGTAATGCTTGACGCACCCGTAGCGTCACCCGTGACCCGTCGCACGGGGTCAATCGTGTAAAGCGTTGCGTCCGCCGCGTCGTCAACGCGAACCTTCGCCGCCGTTGCCGCGCCGTAATAGACTGCCGCGAACACGCCCCCGCTATCCGCAACCAATGGCGTTGGATGGGCGACTGACAGTGCGTCGTCAGAATATACCGTCAGGGGCGTTGTGGTTCCCGTGGCGAAGAAATACGCCTTAGCCCCTGATACGGGGTCGCCCGATGAATCAAAAGCGCGGAGGCGGTTAATGTCTAGCTGGTCGGCCATGTTGTTACTGCCTCAATACGTTTGGCCCGGAGGCCGTGGGCGCTCCAAGCGCGTTGAATCTGGTCGGGCCGTCCTCGCCTCTAGCTTGCTGAGAAACAATGCTTCGCACAGCGCCCTCAATAGAACGCCGCACTGGGTTTGTTGATTGTTGTAGCAGGTTGCCCAGCATGACTTGGGGATCTGAGGACATGAGTGCTTCTGCAATTAGCTTGCGCGTTTCTTGCGAGACTCCGGTGGCAGCGGGAACCACTGACCTTGCGCCACGCATCAAGGCATTGCCCGCTTGAAAGTTTAACAGCTCGCGCGCGGCTTCAAGGAATTGGCTTTGCGTTTGCCCCGCAAGCTCCTCCATTGCCGCAAGGTTTTGAGCTGTTGAACTGTTGCCCATTCCGGCATTGAAGTTTTCAAACATTTCGGTTTCACGGCTCAGCTTTTCGCGCAAAAGCGACGGGTCGTTTGCCATCTCGTTAGCCAGTTCGCGGTCTCTAATTGACCCCGTGACTTCGCTTGTTACGTCGCCAAACGCGCCCTTTCGGCCCTCAATCGGCTTCATTATGGAATCGCCATAGCCTGCGCGCGCGCCAGATTGGGCGTCAGGGGCAAGCGCGCGGAATTCGTCAATTGAATCAGCCGCCCGCTGCGTTCTAAAGCCCTGCCCTAGCTCAACCGCATCAATGCGCGCGGATGCCGCCCGGAAACTGTCATTCGCCACGCGGTATCCGTCCGAAGCGCCCTCAAGCGCCAGGTCAAGCTGCCTGTAAACCGAAGACATTTGAGGCGGGACAGACACGCCGCTGCGCTTCATAATCTGCATCTGGCTGTATAGGTCAGACTTAACCTGCAAGACCTCATTAAAGTCTATAAGCTGTTCTCCACCAGCCTGCATTTGCGAGCGCAAGCCCGCCAGCCGCTGCCCAATGCGAGACCGAACCAAGTCAGTTTGAGTGTCAAGCAATGGGTTAATGCCTAGAAGGTCGTCAATTACATCAATGGCCGGAGATAAATTCACCGCGCCCGAAATGTCCCTCGCAGCTGCATAGAGTGTATCGGCTTCAACCCGCCGCGCGTCGGACAGATCGCCGCGAAGCTGCCGCGCCGTTGCCGTGTCTGATGGCATATATGCTTCGGAAGCGATTTCCGCCACGCGGTCCCGTTGGTTAAATTGACGGTCTGCGAGGAAGTCGCGCAGTTCGTCCGCTGACTCGCCGCCTGCGCGCGCCAATCCGCGCACCTTGTCTTGGCCCGGAGTGCCCAGGGCGTCCATCATCCGGTATCCTGTCTGACCTGCCGCCGCAGCCGCATCAATCTCAGACTGCACGTCGGCAATGCTACGCCCCGACCGCCGGATTGTGTCGTCTAAGACCTCGCCAGCGCGGCGTCTGCTTGCGGTCCCTGTTGCCGCTCGGACCATGCCGCTAATCGCGTTTCGAGGCACATTGACTGCGGCCTTAACGCCTGCAATAGCATAAGGCGCGGCAACGCCGACCCCCGCCCCAATGGCACTATCTGTCACCGCACTGCCAAGCCTGTCATTGAGGTTTTCGCCTCGCCCCAAACCATATGTCGCGCCCTCAGCCGCCCCGATAGCGCCACCACGCAGCGCCGCCTGCCCAAGCGTTGAAGCGCCGAAGGTCAAAGGCGCAGACGCACCCGCTGCAGCGATTCCGCCGCCTATTTCCCCCGCGAGATATGCGCCGCCGTGCTGGTCCCGCGCAGTCTCATTCATTGCCCGCGCACGTTCTCGCCCAAATATGTAGCGTTCTTCACTTGTGCCGCCGCTTTGCGACATGGCGTCAACACGGCCCTGAATTTCGTCACCAAAGTTAAACGACAAGCCCTGAGTGCCGCCACGCCTGAACGCTTGCCCCGCTGTCATTGGGTCAACATTGCCCGCAATCAAACTGCGCTCGGTCATTTGGCCGGTATACGGGTTTGGAATCATGCCCTCGGGTGGCGTGCCGTATGTGCCATCGGGGTTGCGCGCGGACGCGCCTGTATCCTGCGCGGGTTGCCCTTGCGCAGACTGTTGCCGCGCCTGCTCAGCCATAAGGGCTTGAAGCATTGCGTTAATTTTTTCTGCTTCGGTCATGGCCGCACGCCTTGCTCAATCCGCTTGCGAAGGATTGTCACCTGTTGTTCAATAGGCATTGACGAAAACGTAACAATGTCAAAGTTTGGCGACTGCATAAGGCTGTTTAGTCCAGCGCTCATTTGATCCTCCGTCAGGGGCGGCGCAGCGGGCGGCTCTCCGAGGCCCGCCGCCGGCGGAGGCGTGCCGGACGGGCTGGGTTCTGGATTTCCTTCTTGCCCGTAAAACTCGTTAATCGCATAAATCAATGGATTGGGGATTTCGGCGTTAACATCGCCGCGCAAGGTAGCTCCAAGAACTTCTTGATAACCGTCGCGCATGGCCCGCTTAAATTGGATAGTCTCGAGCGTATCGCCAACTTGTGCAAAATACATTCCCTTGATGCGGGTGTATTCTTCCGGTGTTGCCGCTGCACCCGTGGCGAGACGCAGAGCGCCTTCAGCCCAAGCGCCGCCTGCGGATTCATACATCTGCCCCTCAGTGCTTCGCAGCCAGTTACCGCCCAAAACACCAGACGCGAAACGGTCTTGAACATTAGACGGGTCGAACCCTTCTGCTTCGATCCGATTGATAGCGGGCGCTGTTTGGGATTGCATGTTGTTAAACATGAAAATCCGCCGTTCGCTTTCTGTCATGTCATAGTCAGCGCCCCCCGAATTGGGATCCAGAAGGCCCGCATCAATGTCCGCTTGGCGCTTGCCGTCCGGCGATTGCGGAGCAGGCCCTGACGCCAGATCACGCGACCTAATCATGGCGTCATAGGTGTCCTTCCCTTGCGCCATTAGGTTCTGCATCCCTGCGACATCCGCCACAGGGGGGAGGCCAAATTCTGCAATTCGGGCATTGAAACCCGCCACGTCGCCGCTTTGAACAAAAGGAACCGCGCCCACAAGGCCTTGGCGGACCTCCTCAGCCATAGCATCCCTTTCGTTCTTGGAAAGCGTGGCCGCGTGGGTTTGGATCGCCCGCAACTCAGCGGAATCTGCGCGCGAGTTAGCCTGCGTCCGCACATCCATTACCTGCCGCGTGTTTTGCACGCCAAGCGCGGCCTCCGGGCCTGCAAGCGCCGCATATTGGCCCAATGCCTGCTCGTCGCCAGCCATAACAGCGCCGCCGTTCGTCTGCATGAATTGCTCAAGCGCGTTGTTGCGTCGGTTTTGATTGGTCAGCCCAGCCGCTGCCGTGCCCTGCTGAATGGCCTGCAAAGCGTTGACGCCTTGGCCCATCATTGGGATGTTCGTGTTCATTGCGGCCATTATGCCCTCGCCCTTTGGGGGTTGCCCACGTTAAAGCCCGATGTGTCTAGCGCGTTCATCCGCTGCGACATAAATTCGCGCGGGTCAATCTGCATGGACGCCATTTGGGGCCGCTCAAGCGCGTTCTGTGGCGCGCCTGGCCGTTGTTGGGGTTGTTGTTCGCCTGCGGGTCCGGCCAGTGCATTGCCCGCTGGTGGTGAGTAGGTGCCCTGAGCGCGATTGCCGTCACGCGCACCAGCAAGCTCCACTTGCCACGGCTCCCAATCCATAGGGACCGCCAAGCCAAACCGCTCGGCGTTGGCCCGCAGCCATTGCGCTTCGGCGCTGCTCGCGTCACGCAACAGCCCGCCATCTGCCCCAGCAAAGTCAACCGCCGTTCCATAATTGTGCTGTGAATTGCCCGGAGGCGCGACCCATTTGCGCGCGGCCTCTGGCGACCCGTACCTTTCAAGAGCGGCTTCATAAAGCTGGCCCTGCAATTCCGGCGAGCGATACGCCGAGGTAATCCGCAGAGCGCCAGGGCCAAGATCCTGCTCAGCCGCCGTTAACATCTGCGAAAGGTTATCGCGGAATGACGGATTTAAGCTGGTGAAGCTATCGCCACGCGCCGCTGCGCCTCCAACTGCGTATTGGGTCCAGTCGACCATGCTAGTATTCCCAGCCGGACGAGAACGGCATTTGCGTCTGCCTCTCGCCGAGGTTGCTAATCGCATTCATTGGCGAATTGGACTGTTTGTTGTTTTGGTTCTGGCCGAGGCCCTGCTGATATTGGTAAAGCCCCATGCCGTTTTGAATGGTGCCGCTGATTGCGTTGCCCACGCCGATTGAGCCAGCCGCCTGCGCGTTGCCCATGTTGCCCAGGGCGTTCGTCACGCCGGAAAGATTATTGGTCTCCGCTGCCGCTGTCTGCGCCGCTGCGTTCTGCCCGCTAGACGCCAAGCCGCCAAGACGGTCAAGCTGTGAGTCGCGGTCAGACTGAGCAAGCCCCATGCGGTACTGCTCAAGCGCCTGCATTGCGCGGCCTGAGTTAAGCCCGCCGCCATACGATGCGCCAGCCTCGATTGTGTCCCGGCCCTGCTCAAGCGCGAACTTGGACGCCGGGGTCATGGATATGCCCTGCCAGCTTTCCGGCTGGTCGCCTAAGCCCATCTCGTATTGCAGCGCGTTATATGCTCGTGACCCGCCTTCGCGGTAAGGCTCCAAGTCGCCACGGATAATATCGCGCGTCTTGCGGGATTCCTCTAGCTGAGCCTGCGCCGCGCGCTCTTGTGCGTCGGCTGCATCGCTGGCAGCATTAGCCTGAGAAACGCCGCCAACGACGCTAGCAATTCCACCAATGGCTAAACCTGGATTAGGCATTTTGGGTCATTTCCTCGGTAAAAGCTGTTCGACCTTCGCCATATGTGCGCCAGATTTCCGGCCCGCATTTTAGCGCGTGTTCGTGTCCGCCTATCAACCAAGAAACTACGTGAAAGACCCGATAAAGGCCAGCACGCAGCACCCATGCTTTCCCTATATCATCTTCCGAACCTTTTTCCAAGACGTTAGCTGCGGTCCAATCTAAATACATCTGCAAAAGTGCTGGCTTTAGGACGTGAGTGTTTGCCGCAAGGAACGGATCGCGCATTGCTTCAAACGATAACCAGTTCAAAACCGCGTTGTGATTGCCCGCGCCCTCGTCCTCTAGGTCGTCCCATTGCTGAGCCGCTTCCCACAGGTCAGACGCGAACCGGATTGCGCCGGGGTCGCCCATAAACCACTCGGCAAAGAACGGGCGCAGCATGTCTAGGCGTGCATCGCTCATCTGTAAATGTCCTTCATAAATGCCAACTCAGGCGCAAGCGGGGGTAATTCCCGGCGTTCCTCGGGCTGACGTGATTGCGCGGCAATGCCAACAGCGCCAGCGCCCGCCACGCCTGCGGATAGGTTGCGCAGGTGCGAGAGGCGCGGGTCAAAGCGGGCGAACTTGCTGCGGATGTTGGAGGGGTCGAAAGTGACGCGCTCAGTTTGCCAATCTGGGGCGTCCCCATATAAATCGCGGTCGTTTCGCATTTGCGTTCCGTCATACCCCAAACTTGATATGTCACGAGTTCCGCTGCGCGCGTCGTTAGCATTGCCAAAAGGTAACTGGCCCTCTGGCCAATTCATGTGCTTCCCAGCAATGCGAACCGGGATTATATTCTGGCCTATTTCCGCCTCGTCGTAGTTTGCATATCCAGCCGCAACTTCTGGGTCTGTGTCTGTCGTCACGCCTCGGCCATACCACCCTGGGTCTTTTTGTCCAAACCGCGCGGGGTCAAACTCTGCCACCACTTGATCGGTCCCATGGTATCCCTCCCCTGGCAATCTTTCATCAGCCCTTGCCATTCGGCTTGGCGTATCCATCGGCATATCAACGCCCGTCGCCCCGCTGGTATATAGCTGGTGCAATTCCTGCGGGTCGGCCTGCGCGTATAGCTCGTCTGTGACCTCATCCGCGC